TTCTTTTTGGTAATCTTAATAGCTTTACCTACTATTCTAGCAGCTTGTTTTAATAAACTTCCAGCTATTGCCATAATCTTTATTCTCCCTATTGTTGAGGGGGAATGAATCCCCCTCAGTTAATTAGTATTAAGCCTCAATGACTGTATCTAGATTAGATCCACCATCATTTAAAGATACTATTACAGTATCTATAACTCCGTTGGAACCTCCACTATTTACAAGAATGACATCTCCAGCTTTTAGTTCAAGGTATGACAGAATAAAATAATCTGCTGTCACAATAGTTCCGATAGCATCTCCGTCTGTATAGTACCAGAGAGAATTGGTATCGCCCATTTGTGCAACCTTTTTAATAGGATTTGCTAATGCATAAGCCATAATATGTTTTCTCCTTTCCTACTCAGCACACTTTTGTACTCTTATACCATTGTCGTCAATCAAAATTGATCCCATTGATAAATAAGAGGTTAAAAGATGTGATACCTTTTCAGGTATATAGTTAGCTTCAGTTCTTACCTCAGAACCTACTCCTAGACCCATTGATGACTTGTGCCATGCAATAGTGTGTCTATCCGTTGACGCAGATGTATCCAATCCAGAATGGACAAATGTTAGGAACCCAACAAATCTTTTTGCAGTATAATTCATACCAGCAAAAGGAAGCTCAGAATTTCCTAAATACTCCATTTGTGTCCATTGGTTATCAGCTAAAAGGTCAGCCCATTGGCTAGGCCCAATCGCCCAATATCTTGAATTGTCATCAGGAACATTATTTGTTCCGAACAGTTCTTGCATTTCTTTGAACTTGTCTATGTTCATATCGGTAGCTGGTGTCGCTCCACTTGCTCCAGCATTATTAGCTAGAGTTGTAGCAGATGACATTGCTGTAGTAATAATACTATCAGTTTTTCTACCAAGAGCATAAGCAGCGTTACTTGCAATTACTCCTCGTTCGTCAATATTAGTTTTAAGCTCATCTAACTTGTCAACATAGTCAGATGCATAGTAGTCTGCCAAAGTCGCAGTTACATTGGTATGACTGATATTCATAGCTACAATCTCAGCGTGTCTTGCTTTGGTTGTTGCTGAACCAGTACCAACTTTCTGGAATTTAACAGATTCTCCTGATACACCATTAACTGTGCGAACTAGTCCTTTTAGCTTAGAACCCATTCTCTGATATGCCATATGCACTTCAGCTTCAAACTGAGTGATAAAGGCATTGTTAATAGTCGAACTCATTTCAAATCTCCTTTGTTAAGTTCATTATCAGATTATCTTTAGGAGTTTGAAATGTTGTCTTAAAAAAAAGGCATTTCTTTAAACCTTCAAGGTCTTAGGGGTTTTACTGACATATTTTTTGGAAGTTTTCAACTCACAAAGTGAAACAACATTTTCACTTGGTATGACACAGATGTCTCCAATATCCGTATCGTTGTAGGACATATACACTATGGTAGCATTTTTATTTTTTTCAAGCAGAAAACCCTCAGAAACATTAAGGTATGGCTTGTATTTTTTTACATCTTCAGGATTCAGCCATTCGGCATGAGATACAGCATCTCTCCATACTATCTTAACTTTTTGGAGCTGCTTTTTCTTTTCCGTAGTATTTTTCATATAGCTCCGTTACTTTTTTAACATACGCATCATCTCGTAAGTTGGAATCCCAATATTTAGGATCACGCATCATTGATCGTAAGTCCATTAAACTCGGAGCTGCATCAATAGCTGTTTCTGTTTGTGGCATAGGAGCATCTTTGGTTAATACCATTAACTCCTCTATGACCTTAACGCCATTTGCTGTTGAGGCAAGGTTGGAAACTGCATCATAGCCACCAGAAGTAAGATTCTTTTTTGCCCATAATTCAGCAGATTCTATTCGTTGTTTGGCATTTTCCCCCAATAATTTTTCCTCATTAACTGTATCTGGTAGGGAATTAATTTCATTATCAATAAACGCTTTGATACCACTATCAAACTGTTCTTGCGATAATCCATTTGATTTTGCTGTTTCTTCCCACCATTGCAGTAATGGCATTTCCTTATTGACTTCTATATTAATTCCTTCTGGAACTTCTGGAGTTTTAACTTCATAGGATTCTGGTATGCTACCCAGTCTTTCCTTTTCTATATCTTCCCTTATTTGTTTTGATAATTCATCTGTTCTTGATCCCAGTTTCTTTTCCAATGAATTATAACTGGCAGATAAGTCCTCTACATTAATTTCTTTTGTATCCTTGTTCCAAAACTTTTCAGATACATAGTCTGGTTTTATTATTTCTTCTTCTACTGTTTCTGTACTTTCTGTCTTAACTTCTTCTTCAGCCATTTTTCTTTCCCCTATTTGATTTATTTTTTATTATTCCTAATAAGTATCTTTGTCCTTCCAAGTGCCACAAGTTATTAGATGATGATTGTGGATTTGCAAAGACATTGAATGTCATCATCTCTAAATATTCAATGACTTTTTTTCCATTTGGCCCACTGAAAACTGTAGCGAACAGTTTGTCTGAACCATCATCAGATACTTGGGGTTTGTCCTTGTCCGTTTGTTTGCCTTTGGTTAGGGTTTCCCAGCTCATTTCCCCCCATTGTACCTTGTTGTTGCAAGTTTTGCAACTCAGAAACTAATGCTTGTTGTTCATTCGCATCACGGATCAGTTTTTCTGGTAATCCCAGTTTTTCTGCCAAATATTTAGCCACTTCATCTTGTTTAACAATCATATTAAGAATTTGTGGGCCGAATGTTTGAGCCAATATTGAATTAAAGTTATTAACTGTGGCTACATCTTGCTGATGCTGTGCCTGAGATAATGGAGATGTAGATACAACTGTTACCTCTCTGTTATCCACTCTTGGTATTTCTATTCTTCCTTGTTTGCTTAATATCCTTATTATTCTTCTTAACAATGGCACTATTAATTCTGATTGCAGTCTGCCGAAGGAAGAACCAATCTGTCTGGAAAGGTCTGCCATTCTTTCTGAAACTTCTGTAGCTGACATTGGTGTTCCCTCAGGTCTGCCAAGTGATTCCATATACAATGCTTTCTTAATGTTTTGTCGCATATCGCTTAATATTAATTGGGCAACATCAAATTTACCAGCAGCATTAAGAGGAACTAATCCTCTGCTGTTTGGAGCTACTGGAATTAGACTGCCGGGAACGAGTGAAATGTTATCAGGATTAATGACACCATCATCTTCATAAGTATAGATGCCACTAATGTTCATCTGTGCATTTTGTAATATTAACTCTACTGTTAAGTTAGTAGTTTTAATTGCAGCCATAGCATTAAAGACTGGGCCTCTACCATACACTTCTCCTGATGCCTTGTTCCATCTGAATACTATGTAGGGATTTGATCCAGTACCTTCAAATTCTGTTTCATAAATAAATTCTTTTTCATTCATACAAACAACACAGTATTTGTATTTTTCTACATTGGGTTCATCATACAGTTTAAATACACCTTCCACTATTGTTGCTTTGGAAGAACCTTTTTGTCCAATTATACGCATCATATTTTCAGACATTTCTGCTTTAGGATAAGCAACCATTAATCTGTCATATGATATTTGTCTTTTTCTAAAAATTGTATCTACCTTGTTGTCAGGCCCATTGTTCAGCATTACTCTTGGTAAAGGAATGGCATTGAACTTAATGGGATTAAGGGCATCTCCTTCTTCCACTAATAGTACGCCAGTACCTATTGCCAAGTCCATAAATGTTTCGTGTATTTCTTGATTGAAGTTAGAACCAGATATGACTTCAAAAACATATTCTGTTATGGCATCTAATCGTTCATTGATTTCTGGTTTCTGATCTTCTGGTATTTCTGTTCCAGCAGCAAAGTTTGCCCATCTGCCATAAGTTGGACATATTCCAGCTTGTAGTCTTGATGCAAATTCTTGTATCCCCACTACTGCTGTTTCGTCAAATATCTTGTCTGTTCTTCTGTCGCCTATTGTTTCTTCATAGAATGATTCTCGTTGAGGCATAGTGTATTCATACGCTTCCTCATACTTGTCTTTCCAATGATCAAATATTTTTTCTGAATCTTTTAGTTTCTTTAGAAAACTAGCTACCCTTTTATCAGAGGTATAAGTTTCTACTGATGATTCTGCTACTGGTATGTAAGCCATTATGTTACTGTCATTCCACCACCAAAGACACGCTTAGATGCTTGTAGAAATTTTCTTTTCTCATCTTCTCCTCCAGTTGCTCCAGTAACAGCAGCCATTCTAATTGATTTATTTTTTTCAGATGCATCTGCTAATGTATCAGAAAAAGATTTATCTAATACTTCTTCTCCAGTAACAGCATTTTGATTTTCTCCATTGGATATGTTTCCAGCATTAGTATTATATGCAATGGAAGTTGATGATCGTTGATTATAAAAACTGTCAATATACTTGTTGTATGATGATTCATTTGCCTTAGAAGCAGACATCATTAAACCCATTGGGCCAAGTTTCATTAATTGTTGAATATCTTTTTGTGCATCCCACATTGTTCTAGAAATCGCAGTTGATGACATAATGCCAGTAGGATCGCCTGATCCCATAGCTCCACCAGATTGACCATACTTCATTTCTCGACCTTTGGAAGTAAGTATATAACTGTATCCAGTTATTTTTCCCTTATGGTCATAATAAGGATTTCCCCTTTTAGCTTCTCCAATGGAAACTAAATATTCATTTGTCATCTTAGATGCTTTTCCTCCATACATCTCTGTTTTTTTTATTCTTTCTTTAGATATTTTTCCAGCTCCATAAGCTTTTCCAGCTCCATATCTTTCTCTGTCAATTTTACTTTGTATTTCTTTTTGAGCTTCTTTAATTTGTTTTTCTTTTAGTGCTTTTTTCTTTGTCGTTGGCGTGGGAGTGTCATATTCCCCACCAGTTCCACCACCTGAATAATAACTGTCACCTTGTGAATTGGAGCTTGTTCCTTGTTTACTGGACATTAATATTCTTCTCCTTCATAGTAAAATCCTTTGCCACCAGCTTTAGTGAATAGACTTCTTGATCCTACCAATCCCTTGTCTTTTCTTTTCTTCTGTCTTGCTTCTTCTTTTTCTATACGAAGTTTCTCTTTTTCTTCTTCGTCTTTTCTTTTTTTAATATCCAAACGAAGTTGCTTATCAGCTTCGGATTCTGCTGGTTCTCGTGTTCCAAATATACTGCCCATAATTTATATATCTATTTCAGAAAAACCCCTCTTTTTCAACTCACAAAATAGCTGATAAGGAGTGAAGATCCAAAACTTATTTAACCCTAACAATCTTTGCACATAACTTACACAGCTATGCTCCTTGATCCAAGAACTCATAATTGTTGGGAATCGTGTTAATTTGTATTGTACTGGCACTTTAACGATATGCCCTTTCTTCATTTGAATCATTCTAAATATGGCATCTACCTTTTGTTCTGTAAGAGTTTCTACCAATAGGTTTCCAAATATGTATTCTATCAGTAGCCAAACTTTAGTATAAGGATCATATGACATAACTCCACAGTGTTTAAAACCTTTTTTAAAGAATCTATGGGTATTGTGATGATCCTTGTCCTCATAGAAGTAGACTAGCCATTCATTTTGTTTTGCCATATTGACCTTCTTGTTTTTTTATCAAAGATATTCCAACCCCTTGTTTTTACAACTGTAGGTTTTTTTGCCTTTCCAGCTATCAGTTGTTTCCCTTCTCCAGCTCCCATCATCATATATTGCAGTGCATCGTGGATATGGGAGTATCTGTTCTTATATGGTTTTTCATCATATCTGTTACCAGAAGTCTGTAATCTTCTGTAGTAATATCCACCATTGAATCCTTTTTTAAGGTTAATACAGCGATTATCCAGCAGAAATCCAGCCTTTTTGTCTATTAATCTTCCCAAAGCAGTCTCAACCGATTCAATTCTAAGTGCTATGTCATTGGAAGGAGCTGGTTTTCCTCGCAGACCATTCTGTCTCAGGATTTGAAAAGGTGTGGTTTCATCTGTCTGCGCACGGAAATCTCCAGAGGGATCGCCATATATGTCCACATCATAACCCTTGTAGTTCTTGGCTATTTCGTGTTTCAGTAAATTGCTGAATCTGGATATGCCCATATCAAAGCATACAAGTTCCTGAAGTATGAGCCATCTTCCATTGGGCATCTTCTGTCCAAAGACTGCTGCTGGTGTCAATCCAAAGTCAATGCCTATGAATACTGGCAAGGGAGCTATGGGTATTGGTTCTTTTGATAAATGTATTTCCTGATTCCAGTTTGGATAGACTGGCTTTCCTTCCTCTATTGTTCCCAATTTATTCATTACATAGACATCAATCCAGCCTTTCGTCTTTCCTTTTATGATGTTGTTATAATAATTTTCCGTTAAGTTTTTTTTATTTTCACATGAAATGTTGGGATCATATCCAAGCAATGATCCGTCTTTTTCTTTTTTTTCTGTCATAGCTGATGGTTGTGTGAAGAAAGTCCAGCTATCAGGCTTGACCAGCATCAACGCCTCATCTCTTGTAAGATGGTCAGGTGTTGGAACATCTCCAGCCATAATCGCCCACCAATGATCTTCCTCTGGAGCATTGCTGTCTGCTATGACACCATACCAAGTTGCTCCCCCCTCTCGCATAGAGGGAAATCTGCCTACCCTCATAGTACACGCATCAATGATGCTCTTGGGCAATTCCCTCGCCTCATTAACCCACACTCCAGTCAGCTCCAGAGACAGTAGTTTCTTAACATCTTCTGGTCTGTCCAGTGCTAGGAAGATTACTTCCAAGTCTATGTCGCCCAGTATGATATGATGGGTATAGGGGATTGACCATCTGAAAGCTCCCCATTCGTGTTCTGGAAACCAGTCCAGCCAAGTCTTGATGGTGGTTGTTTTAAGCTGGGGATTCGTGTTCCTGATGACTGCCCATCTTGATTTTCTTTTTCCTTCGTGGTTGGGTTCTTGCTGCAACGACCTCTTGAATACCTCTATGCAACAAGCGACAGACTTGCCACTTCCTACTGGGCCTCTTATTCCCCTGAAGAAATTATCATTTTTTAGAAAGTCCTTTAAGGTAATCCCATCTGGTTTGTAATTGAGTTGAGCCATTTACCTTACCTTTTCTATGTACTCTTTTAGCAATTTTTCTCTTACCATTGGGCCAAGACTTTCTATGAGCTTGTCGCATTCCTTGTTGTTGACCAAATGGTCTGGAAGGAATTTTAGGTGTACTTTTCTGACGATCTTCCTCAATCTCTGTCTGTCCTGATAACTGATCTCGAACAGTTGTCTGTTCTCCAGATTCACTTCCTGATCTGTTTTCTTTGTATTCATTCAGGTATTCCTTATACAAGTTCCACGACATATATACCATAGGTTCTTTGAAATCCCTCTTTAAAATTAATAAATCTGCTGATCCCTTCCATCTGTCCAACTGCGTGAACCCCCCTCCACTCTTTCTCGCCTTCACTTCAACAGTTGTGCCACCGAACAAGTCGGCAACTCTGACATCGTGGGGAAAATCTTGGATTGCTCCTGAAAGTGGTTGTCGTCTCGCCTTGAACCCTTCCTTGATAAAGAGCTTGACTATTTCGTTTTCAACCCTTGTTCCTTTTCTTTTCTGGGAGGACATACAACTCCATTCAGCTTTAATACTTCGTGCCTTAAATCTCGCTTATCCTTATACGCTTTATCCAGTCTGTCCAGCAAATACTTGTTCTGTTCTTCACTGTTTTTCAGTTTGCTTTGGAGTTCTGTGATCATTAATTCTGCTGGGGGATTCATTACCTCTATGTAGAATAGATTTGAATGAATATCAACTCACTTAGTATTTTTTCTTCCTGACCTTCACACCTTTTCTCTTGGCAGCAGCCTTAGCTCTCGCCTCACCCTTTTTGGTATAGGGATATGACTTCTTTCCCACTTTCGGCATAGTCCTTTACCTTCTTATATTTATTAAGCAGTACTGCTAGGCATCTACTTAACCAGTATAGTTTGAACCTTATGTTCCTACCTTATGCCTACTATCATAGTATATAAATATTTTGACTTCGCAACGCACAAGACGAACCTTTTTCACCTCTATTGTTTGTGTGACATCTTTCACTCATTGAGCATATGAGTTTTTGAACCCCCCCTCGTCGAGAGGTGGTGTCCAAAGTGGGAGTAAATCCCACACTGTACTAACTCAGGTCTATGTTGACCTTTATGTCTCCGGCTACACTGTGTTGAATCTTTTCTGGGGTTCGTAGGCCAACCCTATCTAGTATATCTTTACTAGCCTCTAGTTGAACATACTCACTTCTTGCCTTGTCGGCTAGATGAATCATCTTGTTACTGGCGGTAACTGCCCCTAGTCCAATGGTTCGAGATACACATTCCATCATATATCTCTGTACCTTTGGGATTCGTAATGTACGACTTGCAGTTACTCTAGCTGATTCATTAGAGACTTTTGTTGAATAACCAGCGATTTTACTTGCTTCAGTTATACTACACCCAGTCGTTACGATAGTATCAACTAGCTTCCTTTGTTTCTCTGTTAAGTCATCATTCTTGGTGGATAATTCGGACATTGCCATGCGTAAGGATAATCATTGGAATTGGAGTGTCAAGTGTTATTTTCATTAATATGACGACATCAATATGTCGTAGGGATAACACTTGCCACGCGACTGTATATAGTGGTAGATGAATGGTTAACAAGTGGTGATTGAACTTGCAAATCACCCCTTCGCTGTAGCTCAACCCCATAAAACGCCCTTCGGAATATTCAAACCTGAGTGGGAAGGAGTGATGTAAAGGTCAAATATAATTAAGGAGTGAAAGATGAATTAGTTATAGTAAATGTGTCAATAGATAATGAATTGGTAGTAATAGTTATCTAGCATAAAGAACTACCACGAAACTGAGGGTATATATATATCATTGAGAATACAGTGATTGTAAAAGACAATAACAGTTTCTAATAATCATTGTCAACCCAAGTGGGTTCTTAGATTAGTATGTGGAACCTCAATAATCGCCTTCAGCGATTATATCCACATACGAATCACGACTTATTCCACCTTATTCGTAAGATTCCTGAGTAGGAATAAGTGACAACAATTATAAGAAATGTAAATGAACTTACAAGACTTGGGTAAGTTCTCAAGTTGAGACTTTAAATGTATTAACAAAAGGAAAAACTATGAATAATACATCAAATCAAGGTTATATTGAAAACAATGTAACTAATAAATACGAAAGAGAATTAAAAGCATTAAAATATTCTTATGCTGATGACATTAAATTTAATGTAATGGGTATTAATTTCCAAAAAGAAGTTATTAATTGTTCATTACAAAATATTAGATTCAGGTTAAATTCTCAAATTGCAGCATTAACAAAAAGTATTAATTCTGTAAATAATGTAATTGATTCTTTAGAAAGACAAAGAAACTACCACGAAAGACAAAATGGTAGTAATATAGCTGAAGAACAAGCATATAATAATTTTCAAGAAGTTCTTGGAAATAAACTAGCTGAAATTCGTCAGTTGTTAACTGGTTATGAATATGCAAGAGATATTGCTGTTGAAGAAAAAAGAGCAAAAGTTGATTTCTTTAAAATGGTACTTAAAGAAGATTATGTTCCTTTCTTCAGTAATAATCCTAAAAAGAAATTCGTTGATAATACAAAAAGAAATTATCAAAGAAAATTAAAGAATATTCAAATAACTAAAGATTTCTTTAATAATGAGAAATCAGGAAAAATTCCAGTAGTTATAAATGATAGTGAAATTATACCAGCTATTATAAAATAAATATCTGTGGTGGTTTAATAAGTGATTTTATCTGAAATTATTCCACCAATAGATAAATAACCTCTCTTAGAAATAAGAGGGGTTTTTTTATGTTTGATTGAAAAAAAA